GGTGTTAGCACCTTTCCGATGGTTTCTAGTATAGCAAAGCCCATCTGCCAATTAGCGCTTCCATAGCGTAAATAAGAGGCTTTTTTTCTATCCATTAGATTACCTACTTCTACCCCATATAAGGCCCTGTAATGGCTTCCTACGCCCTCTGAATAGGCACTCTGACCTAGTCTGTGGGTATGACCGCAAAGTACAGATTTACCCCACTTCTTTGCAAGGTTAAGAGCTGTAATACCAGCATGTTGAGACATATTACCCTCATCGCCATGAGCCAGCATCCAGCCAGGGTGAAACTCATATGCTTCTTTATGGTAAGTCATGCCCATCTCAGAGAATCCCATGAATTTAGGGTATTGCAACTCTGGAAGATTAATTAACCCAGGTACTTTAAGCAAAGTGCTATATAGGCGATCAGTATGATTAGACCTGATAATATGACATTCCGAACTATACTCACTGAGATCCCACAATATCTGCTTAGTTTGCTCACGGTCATCGTGAATAGTTTGACGGTAAGCCATAGGTGTGCCTTCGGCCCATTTGCTAATTGTATTAAAATCAATTTCATCGCCGACCACCAATACAGAATCAAACTTCTCCTTACGTGCTAACTTGATAACGTTCTTTACAGCTTGTGTGTGATGAAAGGGTACTTGTAAATCTGAGACTACAAGATAGCGTTTAATCTTCTTCCTCATCTGGAGTAGGGATATTAGGTATAATTGCATCCGGCTTATCGTTAGCAATCCAATCAGGTAATGAGTTAGGCTCTTGCATAAAGAACCAAGCTACTTCATTACTAAATCCAGCCTTTTTAGCAGCTTTATATATCTCATGCTTAGTAATCATAAAAACATCAAGTTTAGATAATGGATCGGGTGATTTACGTACCACGCGTCTATTAACCTTTTTGCGTTTACGAGTGTTAGCCATATTAAAATTATGACTTACTAATCAAAATAAAGAGATCATCGACACGCTTCTCTAATCGATTGATTTGATCTTTGATCGAAGAGCCACCGTTCGGGCGCAATTCAGCAAGGTAAGATTTAATAACCCATCGTAGAGCCAATAATGTACTGGTGAGTAAGGTGCTTATGCCAACGGCAATAGCGACCCATGATTCGACAGACATTATGCAGCATTGATGCCAAGATCAGAATCTTTAGGATCTAAAGCTTTGATAAGAGGTGCGACAAGCGCTCCAAGAAGGACAGAATATTCAGGCTTAATATTGCCAGCGATAGCTAATGCAACTGTTAATCCAGATGCAGCCACAGCTCTTAAATAAGACTTTAAAGCAGCCTGTGATTTCTTTGATAGTTTCATATTTTTCCCCCTAGTAGTGGTATATCAAATGGTGTTGCATCGTGATCGCCTGACTTTGTAAAACTAATATGGATATGATGTTCGTGTTTATTAAATCCGACATATGGTCGCCAAGCCCAATTCTTTTTACTGCTTGCTATCATTGAATTATGAATTACATAAGATATGCGTTTATCGGTTTTACCGCATTGTCTGATCTGGTCACTAAGATATACGCTGATCCCTTTTTGCTTAGATAACCCAACACTAATATCAATGGCTCTGACACAATATGACCCATCTGTGACATCTGGATTGTGATCTGATTTTGTGGCAGCATGACGAGAATCCCCGATCCAACCATCGGCTGATAAATCCCGATCCGGATACCAGGTATCACACTGATCTCTTAACTGCTCACCAGCTTTACTTAGCCAGGGTGTCATCATGCTCTTTGTTTGTGCATTCCCATTTAGCAGTTATAGCATCTAATACTGCCTCATCATGGCATTTAGGCGGCATAAAAATATCTTGTAAAGGTAAATATGTATAACCAATTCCGGCATAATTGCCACGAATTTTTGAATTATAACTTGTGCGTTTTACTGTATATTCCGTTCCTTTTGCGTAATAAGTTTCAGTATCTAAACCGTCAATAAGTTCAGATTCGTCTTTACCAACTATAACGGTTATTACTATGTTATTTTTATCTAGATATGCGTAATGCGCCATTATGCCCAACTTACTGTGTCTGATACACCAGCTGCTGTTATTTGTGAAATTTTATATGCACCACTTGTTGATGTTGATTGAGTTACACCACCACTAAAAGTTGCGGTTAATGTATTAGGATATTTCAAAACTATAAAACCTGATCCACCGGCTGATGATGGGCCAGTATCATTTCCGCCACCGCCACCTGATCCAGTATTTGCAGCACCTGCAGTTGAAGCTCCAGCAGTTGATCTTCCTCTTCCACCAATACTTGAACCACCTGCTCCAAAATTTGAAGTGCCTTCTACGCCACCTCCACCGCCACCTGAATAATACACAGATGAACCAGTGATACTAGATGTTAAACCTGTTCCACCTGCTCCACCATAATTTTGAGTACCATTTGACCCAGCAGATCCTGCTCCTCCACCGCCACCTGAAGACGGATAAGCAATCAAACTGTAACCATTACCACCAGAATTTCCTTGTCCACTTGTACCAGATGCACCTAAAGAAGTTGAAGCTTGACCACCACCACCACCTGATCCCCAAGTTCCAGATGGTGCACTTACATAAGCAGAACCATTAAAACATCCACCTGTTCCACCGGCATAAGCATTAATTGAATTAAGTATAGTGTTATTGCCTGATACACCTCTGCTGCCACCTGCTCCAACAGTTAAAGTATAATTGGTTGCTAATGTTATAGTTAAATTATTAGTTAAAAATCCACCTGCTCCTCCGCCACCTGAATAGGCGTAAGCTGAATTTGTTCCACCGCCACCCGCTCCTCCGCCAATTAATAAATATTCAATACTTAAAGGAGTAGTAATAGAGTTACTTGAAGCAGATGGCACTGAATTACCAATCGCATTGCTTGCCGTAACAGTAAAAGTATATGAAGTTGATGCAGTTAATCCTGTTACAGATATTGGAGATGTTGCACTTGAACCACTACCGCCTGCAGGAGTTGAAGTAATAAAAAAATTAGTTGCAGATGGCCCAGTAGCGGAAGGTGTAAAAGTTACAGTTGCAGTAGTCGAACCAGTTGCGGTTGCAGTACCAATAGTCGGAGCATTAGGTACTGCTGGTGCTAATGATTGGATTCCTGCAACAATATTGCCAATCATTATGCAATTGCTCCTACTACATACCAAGTATCGGTTGCAGTTTTAATGCAAACAGCTGATTTGTATTGTGCAAGGGTTGGAGATGCAGCTGTTGCGCCAGCTGACAAAACAGTTGTAGTACCACTTGTTGTAGCGGATATTGTGCAAGTGCCTGCACCGATATTTAATACTGTAATTACTGTACCTACTGCAAATGCAACTGATGCATTAGTAGGAATCTTAAAAGCATTAGCGGATGCGTTATTCATCGTTACCAATACTTGATATTGATCTGTTGATACAGCTGTATAAGTTGTACCTGTTTGAGCGTTTGTGGTAAATGCCACAAGTGAATTTACAGTCGCGGCAGTTAAAACATCACCGGTTTGAGCAGGTAGGCCAGACGTCATATTGTTTTCTCCTTAGTAACTTAGTGTATTAGTTCCGAGTATTCCATACAAACTTGACCCGCATATAAAACTGTCAATAATCGGCTCTAGAGTTGTAAAGGTTGTTTTCCATGAATTTACGGATATTGAGTGTTGAACGCCAAATACCTGCAAAGTCTTAGTAAGAGTTGAAGTTCCAGTTGTGGCTGGTTGAGTAGTTGTAATAGTTACTGGATCAAAAAAGTCTAAATCTAGGGCTGCTATAGTGCCGGCAGTATAATTATTAGTATAAAGATCAAGCGTAATAGCATCACATCTAACTGTAGTTTCAGCACGGCTTGCAACATAAGCCTGAGCATAATTTAAAGCTGTGGCTGTGTCTTGCATTAAAAGATCAACCTGTGTATAACCATGAGTAAAATATTTAGCCACGCTTGCATCATTTACCGCAGTTTGAGTAGCCAGACCTGTAGCGGTTATAAAAGCTTTATTGTAGATTTGTGCATCATTAAGAAGCCACATAGCATTAAAATATGAGATACCAGTGCCATTATCATTAAAAACTACAGCTGTACCATTGACAGATTTACTAGCAGTTAATCGATCTTTAAATACAGCATTGCCGGATGCATCCATATAAAATGCGCCATATTCGCTTAATTGAACGGTTTGACATGCTCCTAAAACTGTTCGCCCTGTACCTGGATCAACTTGTAAAGTAGTTTGACCAGCATCTATTGACCTTTGAGAATTGGGCCAAGATACAGAATCTAATAAACGATTGATCCTAGTACCAGATAATTGACCTGCACCTGAATCTGCAACTGTTGTTATTTGTGCATTAGATAATAATCTTAATCCATCAATTGCAGTAATGGTTGTATAAACTACTTCTCCAACACTTTTAGGAGTAATTGTATTGTAACCAAGAATGTAACCGGCAAATAAAGGATACGTTGTAGATCCATATGTTGCAGTAATAGATATTTTACGCATTGGATTAAGCAAACCATAGTAGGGAGATTGTGTGTTCTGGCTGTTAAAGTCGCCGTTGATATCAACAATTCTTAAACTAAGTGTGCCAGGATTAAATTGATCTGCTAAAGCATTACGACCTCTGGATATTTGTATTTGATCTACTTGATCTGATACATCAACAATTACACCAGCTGAATCTGCCAATACATTAGTGCCTAACACACCTGATCCAATTATAAAAGCCTGAGCAAAACTAGGCCCAGTGCTAAAATTAATTACTACATTTATTATTGGTACGGCCATTAAAAATTACCACCAGCATAATTCTGTACGTTACCATTTTTCTGATTCAACAAGAAAGAGTTATAAATTAACTGGCCAAACTCTCCAGCATTAGGTGCTAACTCTAAAGTTATATTGTAGTTTGAACCTTGTGGATCAGCTGGTTGATTAAATAAACTGTTATTACTATTGACAACATTAGTGTTTATACCACCACTAGGCGCATTACTTATACCGCCACCTTGACCTGCTGCCATAGCACTTACTGGATTGTATAAGGCTAGACGTGCAAAAGCTGCTGCTGCGCCATCTACTAATAAATTACCTGCTTTGGCAGCATCATCTCCTAATTTTTTAATACCTTCAGCAGCGTTCATTTCAGCCAATAATTTCTTAGCCAAAGCCTCGTTATTATCTAAAATTGCTAATTGTGATCTGAGCCGTAGTTTAGTCTCATCATCTGTAGCAGAGTTAAGAGCTGCGTTTAATCCTATGCGTTCTAAATCAAATTTATTTTTTAATTCATCTACAGCATTCTTTTTATTCAAGGCCGCTAATTCAAGTGCTCTAGCAGCTGCTGCTTTTTTTATTAAAAGTGCTTCTTTTGCCCTAGCAATATCAGTACCAGCACCAGCAGCTGGTTCATAAGTAAAGTTAGATGTTGGAGCATTGGCTTTTGCCGTTGCTGATTTACCTGCATTATAATAAGCACTTATTACTGGTGCATTTCTTAATATTACATCTAATGCACTTCCGCCACCTATTTTTATATTAAATAATTTGTTAATTTCTCCTGCTAAAGATGTTACTCCTGCTACCAAATAAGATATAGATGTAGCTGTGCTATTAAGATCACTTGAAAATTTATCTAATGATTTATCTGTGCCTAATGTTGATAAAGCATCCAATAAACCTTTCCCAATAATTTCTGTAGCATCGGAAGCGGCTACTGCAAGTTTATCCATTTTACCTGCATAGGTTTCAAGCCTTGCTGCTGATTGACCAGAATAGGCTGCGCCAATTTCTTGTAGGGCTTCTGACATATGGCCGGCTGTTAATGCAGTTTTAGATAAGGTAACTCCTAATCCTCTAAGAGCTTTAGTTTGTCCTCTATAACCAGCTGCCAATGCAGAACTGACTTCCTCCAAACTCATTCCAGTTGCTGCACTTGTGTCTAAAGCAACTTGTAATGCACTTTGACTTTGGAATAATGAGCCGCTTGCGGTTAATAAAGTTTGAAATGCTGGTCTTAAATGATCGTCTAACACGCCAGTCATTTTTTGTAGATTGGCTATGTAATATTCAACATCTGGTGCTGAGAATGCATATCCAGTATTTTTTAATTGAACTTCTAAAGCCTTAGCAGCTGCTTGATCTGCAGCAAATGCAGCAACGGCTTTTTTGCCAAAATTGATTAATGCTGCTGCACCAAATACACCAGCAAATGTTTTGCCTAAACTTTTAACTGATTTATCAAATGCAGATATATCTTTCTGACCCTTTTTAAGTCCTTTGTTATCAAAGGTGCTGACTGCACTAACAATTAAATTGGCCATTATGCCGCCTTATTTAATTGAGTTTTATTATTAAAATCAGTAGCCACTGTGTTAATTGCTTTAATTACTTCTGGAATAACTTTGTTTTTAGTCTCATCCCAAGCACGATAAATTACACGGCCTTTTTGTTTGTCGTAACCTCTCATGTTGCTTAGCATTTCAGCAGCAGAATTAAATTGCTCAGGTGCATTAGGATTTAATGATCCTTCACCTTTTGGTTGATTTTTACGACCTGCAGTTTCAAAAATTGCGCCAGGTGCTGAATTGTTGTATACATAAAATGCAGCCTTATAACCTGATCGATTTCGTTTATTTTGACCTGCTGAGTATTGAACTTTGGATTTTGCTAATGCATAATCATAAGCTGGGAATGCTCTATAAATACCTTTAATGGTTTCAGCCGATGCAGTACCTTTGCCCCAGCCACTTAGTACGTCACTTTGCGCAGGTAAATATCCACGTGCTCTATCTCGCACAATAAGCATTACTCTTTTAATATCTTTGCTCATTTGTTTATTAAGAGCTGGCTCTATATCTTTCATAGCCTTTTGGAGTTGTTTAACGCCTGTGACGTTTACTGGCATTCTTGATCTCCTTAGCTCTATCAGATAGCACCTGCACGATTGCTCGTAGCATCTCACTATCCATATCTATAAACTCTTTAGGCGCGATCCCCGTCTCTACAGATAGGCTAGCAATCGTGTATAAAAATGAGTCACGCCTTATTAGTTTTTTTCGTCATCCAATACTTCAACGGTATCTAGAGTCTCAATAAACTCTAAGCCAAAGGTAGGTACTACAACGTTTGCCCTACGTAAGCACTCATGCGCCAAGAAGTAAATCTCGGTCTGCCGTTCATGGTCACGTAGGACTTTGCTAATACCTGATCCGTACTTAATCTCGAAAGCGTACTCAACACCCGGCGTAATTCGATGCTCTGATACTTCGCCGTTAGCCCTTGTTATCTTTAGCTTTGCCATTATTTCTCCTTATGAAGTAGCAACAGTAATTACACTGTTACATGTTAGCGTTAAACTTTGTGAAGATATATCTCCAACAGCACCATTAATTTGATTCAAATTATTGATAAGCACTGTTGTGGAATATGATGGATTAGTTGTTGATACTGCGCCAGATTGTTGTTTAATTACAATAGGTACAGTTGTACCATAAGCAGCACGTAATACAGCATTAACACTGTTAGTTGGTGTTATTTGTAAATCATTTAAGAAGTCCAAAGTAATTGTGCTTGCTTCCAAGCCTTTGACAAATTTGTGAGAATTATCAGCCATCGCGGTGATTTCCAATTCATCAAATGTTTGATTAATTGTTATTGCGGTTAGATGATCACTTAAATCCACGCTATTTAAAACGCAGGAAACTCCGTTATTTAAATAAACGGCCATGATTACTCCTTGTCTTTCTCTTTAGTAGTTGCAGGTGTTGGTGATTGTTCAACTTGGCCTATCTTAATTAGAAAGGCTTTTTCTTCTTCGGTTAGTGCCATTGTTTAACTCCAGCTCGTTAGGATTGAAACGGTTATATCACTTGTTAATAGATCTCCACTTGCCACACTTGCGATAGCTGGAGCGGACACGCTA